GTCAAGGCGAAACAAGAGCAGGTTTAAGCAGGGGGGCTTAAAAAGTGAGGAGAAAATGGGACGAAGAGGACCAGCACCTAAACCAACCAAATTGCGTGAACTACAGGGCAACCCTAGCGGTAGACCCCTCAACAAAAAGGAACCCAAGCCCAAGCCAGGCCGCAAACCGCGTTGCCCCAGTTACTTGAGCGCTGAGGCAAAGAAGGAGTGGCGGAAGATGGCCACACAGTTACACGACCTGGGCCTGCTGACCACCGTAGATCTGAATGCATTTGCGATGTATTGCGAGACCGTTTCCGTCTGGGTGGAGGCGACCAAGGCATTGGCCAGGACGGGCTTGGTGGGCAAGACGACCAACGGGAACCTGATCCACAATCCGTACCTAAGCATAGCGAACAGGGCTAAGCGAGACGCACTGCGATTTATGCAGGAGTTTGGCCTGACTCCTTCGTCTCGTAGTCGGATCAGCGTGAGTGACGGTGGAGGGCGAGCCGAGAAGGATCTAGCCGACCTTCTCTTTGAGGGAGTGAACGGATAGTTGTCTTTCGAGTTTACGGCGGAGCAATATGTGGAGGATGTCCTGGCTGGTCTGGTCCCCACCTGTCGGCAGGTGCAATACGCCTGCCAGCGACACCTTGACGATAAGGCGAGCCAGGAAGAGCGTGGATTGTACTTTGACGAAGACGCGGCGAAACAAGCCGTATATTTCTTCTCGGTCCTACGCCATTGGAAAGGCGAATGGGCGGAACAGGCCATCGTGTTGGAACCTTGGCAGCAGTTTATTATTTGGTCGTTGTTTGGCTGGAAACGACTATCCGATGGATTCAGAAGATTTCGCACGGCGTACTTGGAGGTTGCAAGGAAAAACGGGAAGACGACGATGGTCGCAGGAATTGGTCTCTATATGATGATTTCAGATGGTGAGCCTGGTGCCGAGATATACACGGCTGCAACCAAGAGGGACCAGTCAAAAATCGCCCACGAGGATGCGACCAAGATGGTCAAGAAATCGGAGATCCTTAGCAGGATGATTAACGTATTCCGTAGCAACCTTAGCCACTTGTCATCGGCCAGCAAATTTGAGCCACTGGCAGCCGACTACAATTCGCTGGATGGCCTCAACGTCCATTGCGCTATTGCTGATGAGTTGCACGCCTGGAAGACGAGAGACCTGTGGGACGTGCTAGAAACTGCAACGGGGTCCAGACGCCAGCCCCTCATGCTGGCCATTACCACGGCAGGCGTCGACCGAGAATCCCTTTGCTATCAGTTGCACGACTACACTGAGAAGGTGGTAAGCGGCGTGGTGGAGGACGACACCTTCTTCGGCGTGGTTTACACCTTGGACGAGGGGGACGACTGGGAAGACGAAGGAAACTGGATCAAGGCCAACCCCAATTTGCGAGTGTCAAAGAAGATTGATGACATGCGTAGGCTGGCAGCCAGGGCCAGGGAGATGCCCACGGCCCTGAATGCGTTTCTAAGATTGCACCTGGACATGTGGACCCAGGCGACTACGAGATGGATTAGGAGGGACGTGTGGGACGCTTGTTCAGGGACGGCAGATCCTCAGGCCTTGATAGGGCGCAAATGCTATGCAGGCTTGGATCTTTCATCCACTACCGACCTGTCGGCCTGGGTGCTCGTATTTCCACCCATTGCCTCAGATGAGCCGTACAAGGTGCTGGCCCATTTCTTTATGCCGGAGGAAAACATCCTGGTCAGGGAGCGCCAGGACCGCGTACCATTTACAGCCTGGCAGCGAGGCGGTTTCGTCAAGCTCACTCCTGGCAATGTCATTGATTACGACTGGATACTGGCCCAAATCGATGAGGATATGCAACGGTACGATATCAAGGAACTCGCTTTCGATAAGTGGGGGGCGACTCGTATTCAGACGACCCTGCAAGAAATGGGGCCAGACGACGATTGGCTGGTCCAGTTTCGGCAAGGGTTCGCGTCGATGTCTGGTCCGAGCAAGGACCTGGAGCGCCTATTGCTCCAGGGTATGCTGGAGCATGGGGGCCATCCTGTGCTGACCTGGATGGCTGATAACGTGGTAACGCTCACCGATGCGGCTGACAACATCAAGCCAGACAAGAAGAGGAGCCGGGAGCGGATAGATGGCATCGTCGCCCTTATCATGGCCCTGGGTCGTGCACTGGCTCATAAAAAGAAGGACCGGAGCAAGTACGAGGATACAAAGTTACAAACACTATGACGGTCAAGCGGTTATTACCCCGCAAGGAGGCTGATGGTGATGACGAAGGCCAGGCCAGGCCGATGGCCCTGCCAATGGCCGAATATCTGGATTTGATGGAACACGAGAGGGCGGTGATTATTATGAGGTTGCGTTATATTGACAGGTTGCTGGTGAGGAATGGACGGTTGCGTAAAACGACGCTGCCAGAGAAAACGAGGTGATGGAGGTGGTGTATGTGATACGAATGGATGGGACTGATTATTACAAAATTGGATATACAAGTCGTGACATTAGTGACCGGCTGGCAGAACTGCAAACGGGCAATCCGAGACGACTCAGCGTAGTGAGCACAATAGAAGGAGATGAGGCCCAGGAAGAACGGCTGCATCGTCTTTTCGCCCACTGTCAAACGGAAGTGCGCAACGAGTGGTTCCATCTGTCAGGTAAGCAAATAGAGGAGATTACCAATGGCGTCCAACATATACCGCATCAGAGTTCAGGCATCAGGGGTACGCCCGATGCTTTTCGACCGATATGCGGGAGACAACAATACCCAGCTACCACCCGAAGAAAAGATGTACCTTACGGATCAAGGGCAATTGACAGAGAATCGGTGATCTGCTAGACTGACGGCGTGGCCCCTGTGGGTCACACAACCTAATATCGTTCAGGTAATAACCCGGGCGCATCTGTATCTCTACTGGAGACGGATGTGCCCGTTTTTCGTTTATGAGATCCATTGCGGCGGAAGATGTATTGATCGTGATAGGGATGCTGTTGATCGGTGTCGGACTATGGTTCGTGTCAGTGCCAGCCATGCTGGTCGTTGAGGGGGCCATCCTCCTACTGCTCGGCCTGTTCGCTGCCATGAGGAGCCGTTAATGGGCCTGTTTAGCAGACTATTTGAGCGCCGTAATCTTAGTCTAGTCGATAACAAACAGTGGCGAGAGATGAGGGTGGGGACACCAACGACAGCAGGGGTCAAGGTAACAGCCGTAAACGCGCTAAATTATTCAGCGGTCTATGCTGCTGTGCGTGTGCTGGCCGAGTCAATTGCAAGCCTACCCCTCTTCGTCTATGAGCGATTAGGTGATGAAGGGAAGCGGCGAGCACCTGAATTCTATCTATATCGTCTGCTACACGATGCACCCAATCCCATTCAGACCTCGTTCGAGTTCCGAGAATTGATGCAAACGCACTTGCTCCTATGGGGCAATGCATATGCAGAAATCGCGTACGATGCCAACGGCAGGGCGACAGCCTTATGGCCACTAATGTCACGAAATATGGAAAGCATTACACGCACGCAGGATGATATAGAATATCACTACAGATTACCTAGCGGCGAGCTAAAAACGCTTAAGGGCTGGCAGGTGCTCCACCTGCGGGGGCTTGGTCTGAACGGCTTGTTCGGCCTATCGCCCATTGCCCTGGCCAGGAACGCAATCGGGTTGGGCCAGGCTGCCGAGAAATTCGGCGCTACGTTTTTCGGCAACGGCGCTCAGATGGCTGGTGTCTTAAAGCACCCGATGGAATTGAGCGAGCCAGCAGTGAAAAGTCTTCGGGAACAGTGGGAAGAACTGTATTCGGGACTTGACAAGGCTCACCGCATTGCCGTTCTTGAGGAGGGGATGGAATACGAGCGCATAGGCATCCCTCCAGACGATGCCCAATTTCTTGAGACCCGAAAATATCAGACAACCGAAATAGCCAGGATCTACCGGGTTCCCCCTCATATGATAGGAGACCTGGACCGGGCAACCTTCAGCAACATAGAACACCAATCACTGGAGTTCGTGATGCATTCGCTGAGGCCCTGGCTGGTCCGATGGGAGATGACCATTGCGGAACGGCTGATGACAGGAGCGGAGCGAGAGCAGTATTTTGCCGAGTTCTTAGTGGATGGCCTGCTCCGTGGGGACATCACCAGCCGCTATGCCGCCTATGCAACAGGGCGACAAAATGGATGGCTATCGGCCAACGACATCAGGCGACTGGAAAACATGAACCCGGTGGAGGGTGGGGACATATACCTCGTACCCCTCAACATGATTCCTGTGGATCAAGTCGCCCCGCCAATGCCCACTGACGAACCTCGTTCCGTTTACGACAATGCGTCAACGGATGAGGAGGAATCAGAGGCCAGGGCGACCCGATCTGCTGCTGGCAGGTATCGCCTACAACGAACCTCGCTAGGCCTATTCCGTGACACTGCCGCCAGAATTCTGAGAAGGGAAGCAAACGACGTGGGCAATGCTGCCAATAAGCACCTGGCCCAGCGAGGGGCGTCCGACTTCTCGGATTGGCTTGACACGTTCTACGAGGATCATGCCATATTCACGGCGCGCCAATGGGTGCCAGTTCTACGCACCTATGCTGGCCTGGTAGCAAATGAGGTGGAGCAGGAAACTGGCGAACAGATAGACGAGGAGCGTTATACCAATTTCATGGTGTCGTATGCCGAGATGCTGGGCAAACGGCAGTCGGATCGTAGTCGGGCCAGGCTGGATTCTATCCTTGAGGAATTTGAAGAAAACGCACTGGTAGAAATCGAGGCGACGATGCAGGAATGGCGCGAACAGCGTCCCAGCGGTGTGGCCAATGAGGAAAGCGTCAGAAGTGGCAACGCCTTCGCAGTGGCCATTTACACGATGGTTGGCGTGACTCGTCTGCGATGGGTCTCTATTGGTAAGAGTTGCCCGTACTGCACGAGGTTGCACGGCAAGGTAGTGGCAATCGCACAGGCATTTATTGAGGCTGGCGAGTCGTTTGCAGACGACGCGCCTAATGGAGCACTCGTACCCAGTCGGAACATTGGCCATGCGCCAGCCCACCGTGGGTGCGATTGTCAGGTGGTGTCAGGATGACGAAGAAGAAAGAAGAAAGACGAGTCGCTCCCTTCCAAGATTGGGAAGTAAGGGCGGCAACTGATGACGAGCCAGGAATCATTGTTGGCTACGCAGCCGTTTTTGATGAGTTGAGCGAGAACCTGGGCGGGTTCAGGGAGAAGATTCGGTCTGGCGCTTTTGCGAAAAGTATCGAGGAAAACGACGTGCGCGCCCTGTTCGAGCATGACAGCAAGTACGTGCTTGGACGAAACAGGGCCAAAACTCTGGCCCTGGACGAAGATGACCAGGGGCTACGGGTCCAGATCGTTCCTCCTGATACGCAGTGGTCTAATGACCTAATTATCAGTATGCAACGAGGGGACATCACCCAGATGTCGTTCGGATTCTGGATGCGCGAGGAGGCCTGGGATAAGGACCAGAACGTCCGAGAATTGATTGATGTGGATTTATTCGATGTTTCCATAGTGACCTATCCCGCGTATCCGCAGACGAGCGTTGAGGCGAGGGCTATTGCGGCTTCATTATCCGAGGACGGAGATGAGGCCACCGACCAGGCTGACCGGGCACGTATGCAGGAGCAACGTGAGCGGTTTCGGCTCAAGACCGCAACAGCAAGGATGAGGTAATCAGCAATGAAGAACGCAAGAGAACTGAGGCAACAGCGCTCCAAGCTTTTAGACAAGGCCGATGCCATAGTGGATGCCGCTGAGGGTGAGGATCGCGGCCTGACTGATGAGGAGACCACTGAGCACAAGG